ATTGGATTTATTGAAAGCGAAACTGTTGAGCAGCGCAAACAGGCTCTGGAGGCTTATCTACGACAGCCATATGGTAATGAGGTTGAGGGTAAGTCTCAAATCGTTACTGGAGAAGTTGCGGAAGCGATAGATGGTGCGCTACCTAGCTTAGTCCGTATCTTTACAGGCTCAGACAATATCGTAGTCTTTGAGCCACAAGGCCCGAAAGATGAAGCCTCCGCAAAACAGGCCACAGACTACTGTAATTGGGTCTTTACCAGAGACAACGAAGGCGTGTCCATTCTCCATGATTGGTTCAAGGACGCTTTGCTTCAGAAAAATGGAATTCTGAAAGCGTACTGGGAAGATAAAGAAGACATTACTAAAGAGCGTTACTTTGACTTGTCTAACGATGAGTTAGCAATGCTGATGAGTGATGAGAGCATGGAGATTGTCGAGCAAGATACGACAGAGTTTCCAATTATTGACCCAATGGGTCAGCCAGTTATAGACCCTATGGGTATGCCTGTGATGGGTGCTACACACAATGTTGTGGTGCAACAAAAGAAAAAGTCAGGCAAGGTAACTATTGAGAACGTACCCCCAGAAGAATTCCTGATTAGCAAGAAAGCTAGGACTATTGCTGATTCACCATTCGTAGCCCACAGGCAGATGTTGACTCGTAGCACATTGATTGCTATGGGTTTTAACAAGAAGCAGGTAGAAGGCTTGCAGATGGGTGATGCTTTGGCTTATACGCCAGAGCGTGTGGCTCGTTTCTCTGCTGGTGAGCAACCTTACCAAGTTCAGACAGATGACCCCTCAATGCAAGAGATTGAAGTCTTTGAGTGCTATGTCAAAACTGATATAGATGGTAAAGGCATTGCTTCATTAGTTCAAGTGTTCTACGCTTCTAATGAAATCCTAGAGGATGAAAAAGGTAAGGAAATGATTGAGGAAGTGGACTATGTTCCTTTCCACTCAATCTGTCCTATACCTATTCCGCATAAGTTCTTTGGTAACTCACTAGCTGACAGAACAGTTGACCTACAGTTAATTAAGACCACTATCACTCGTCAGATGTTGGATAACTTATATCTGACCAACAACGCCAGAGTAGTTGCCGTAGAAGGACAAGCAAATTTAGATGACCTGCTTACATCTACGGCAGGTGGTGTCATTCGTGTTAAGTCTCCTAATGCTGTTTCTCAATTGGTTGTTCAGAACGTGGCGGCACAGGCTTTTCCAATGCTTCAGTATCTGGACACAATTCAGTCTAAGCGTACTGGCGTGTCTGATGCTTCACAAGGGCTAGACCCATCTGTATTGCAGAACGTGACTGCTGCTGCGGTAGCTTCTATGCAACAAGCTGGCGCAGGTAAGATTGAACTAATGGCTCGAATCTTTGCTGAGACAGGCGTTAAGTCTTTGTTTAAGGGTATTCTCCATTTGCTCTGTAAGTACCAAGACAAGGCTCGTTTGGTTCGCATGCGAGGTGAGTTTGTAGAGTTTGACCCTCGTACATGGGCTAACCAATACGATGTTTCTATTAACGTAGGTTTAGGCGCAGGTAACCGACAAGAGCAGATGGCTATGTTGTCAATGGTTCTTGCTAAACAAGAGCAGTTGATTGGTCAGTATGGCCCTGCCAATCCTTATGTTTCACCTGCTCAGTATCGTGGCACTTTAGGACGCATGGTTGAAATTGCTGGATTTAAAGATAGTGCTGAGTTCTATAAGCCTATTACCCCAGAGCAAGACCAGATGCTCTCGAATCCTCCTCCACAACAACAACAAATGCCTCCAGAGATTCAGGCATTGATGGCTAAGACACAAGCTGAGATACAAGCCAACCAAGCTAAAGCACAAGCTGACTTGCAGATGCAACAACAACAGATGCAGATTGACATGGAGATGGCGCAACAGAAGGCTGCTCTTGAAATGCAATTGATGCGTGAGAAAGAGATGGCTAAGTTGCAACTAGAGCGTGAGAAACAACAGGCTTACTTTGCATTGAAACAGCAAGAGTTTGAAGCAGAAGCCCAATTAAAAGCAATGAAGATTGGTGCTGGCATTACATCCAACGTAGAGATTAGAGGTTAATCATGGCTACACAATCAGAAATCAATGCTGCATTAGGGTTACCTGCTGGTATCAATCCAGATGGCTCTTGGAATGCTCAAGATTACATGGCTCGTAGAGTAGCGGGTCAAGTAGATACACAAGCCCAAGTAGATGCGGCTCGTGCGGCTAATCCATATTCTGCTCAGAACATGGCTAAAGTTGATGTGACTAGGCAAGGTCAATATGTTACTGACCCTACTACTGGAAATCCAGTTGCGCTATCTGCATACTCTGCTGGATTTGACATTAACAATCCAACAGCATTAACTTATTTAGGTGAGTTGGCTTCTAGGGGTGGAACAGACTCTACATCACAAGCATTTAATGCCATTGCAACTCCTGCACAAAAGGCTGAAGCTGACAGATTGTGGTCTATCGAAAAAGCAAGATTAGAGGGAATTGATAGACAAGCAGGATTGTTAGATACTACTACTGGTGTTACTGGTGGAACTACTGGAACTAATAGATATGCTGCTGGCTCAGTAGTCAATGCAGATGGTTCTGTAACAGTTGGTAACAAAACATATACAGCAGCAGAGGCAGCGTTATATAACGCTTACCTTGATGGCAACATGGCTGAGTTTAATCGTCTAACAGCATTAAACAAGTTCACATTGCCAGATATGCAAGCCAAGTTTGGTTTGACTGATGCTGACATGGCTTGGATTACAAATAACGCTGGTGGTAAGTTTTACTCACCAACTGGAACTACAGGAATTACAGGAATAATTAACACCATTGCTGGTAATCAAAATCAAGTTGCAACACAAACAGCACCAGTTGGTCAATTTCGTGAGTTGTTCCCCTCCTTTGCAGAATCTAAGCGTTTAGCAGGTGAGATGGTTGCTGGTCGCCCTACTACGGAAAGCATTATTAGCATGATTAACTCTAACGCTGCTAGACCCACTACTGTTGGAGGCATTGATTATTCAGCACCAGAGGCGGCTTTATACAATGCCTATCGTTCTGGCAATATGCCTGAGTTCAATAGACTAACTCAAGCTAATCAACTTACAGCACCTGCTATGCAATCTAAGTTTGGATTGACTGATGCTGATATGTCATGGATTACAAACAATGCGGGTGGTGTTTTCTATAACCCAACTGGAACACAGCAAGTAGCACCGCCATCATTAAACAATGTGTTAAGCATGATTTCTAAGTGATAAGACCATGAACTATCAAGAACTGCTTGGGATTGTTGGTGGAAGTAATCCTAAAGATGCTTCTTATCAGGACATTATTTCTGGTATTCAAAGCCAATACGCACCACAGTTAGGGTTTTTACCTACACGTTCATTGCTAGATACATTGGGTGAGCAGTTACCTGACCAACCTAGAATTGCTTATGGCTCGTTGCTACAGGCTCAACCTAGAGTTCTGCCTACACCCATGACACCAGTTAAGAATACAGATGCAGCAGCAAGCGTAGATTCTGGCGAAATTAAGATTTCCAATGTAGATACAGGCAAGATTACTGGTAACACAGCCATTGATAACACTCTTGTCTATAACAATGACTTTTCTAACATAACTGGTGGAACTACTGGTAGCACAACAGATAGAGGCTTGTTTGGAACTAATGTCACAGGTACAGATGTAGCCAATGTTGCAGGTACAGTAGCACCGATAGCTGCTTTAGCGGGTAACTCAGACCTAGTTAAAACAGCTATTGCACTTAACCTAATTGGTTCTGCTGCTGATATTCGTACAGAGCAAGATGTTCTGAACTTGGGTACAAAGATAGCGATGTTGGCAGCAGGGCCAGCAGGGAATGTCATAGCAGCAGGTCTAGGCTTGGCTTCAGACAATACACCCATGACAGTTAACGCTTTGCTTGGACTGACAAACCCAACCTTAAATCTTGTTAATCAAATTTCTGGCAATCTAACTGGTTACACCATTGGCGACATTGTTAATGGCTTGCTAAACACCCCAGAAGGAACTGTAGGTGAGTATGGTCTATTGGGTGCGGCTAACCTAGCTGGAACTGCTGATGCAAGCAGAAGAAGGGCAGGGGCTGCCTATGACAGTTTAGAATCAAACCAATTGCGAGTATTGGCTGAACTTGGTGATACAGAAGCCAGAGATACATTGTTGGCTAGGTCTGGTGATGGAACTTCTACCTTTAACCCAATTGCTGACTTAGGTACTGCTAGAGGTAACAGTTACTTTAACTTGTTCACCCCTGTTGGCGATAGCGGTGGCGGTGGTGGCGGTAAAACAGATTATTGGACTAATAGGGCTATCCTTGCAGAATAACGACAAACACATCTTGGCTCAATGGGCTAAAAACTTACTAAATGATGACTTTTTCAAAGAAGTTATAGATAACTTGAAAAAAGAACAGATTAGTGTGATAATTAACACAAGTGCAGGTGAAATTAACAAGCGTGAAAACGCTTATCAGCACATAAAGACTATTGAATTGATTACAGGACACCTAGAAGGTTTAGCCTCGGAAACTGTGATTAAAGAGAAGAAGTGGAAGATTCTGTAGGGTTTACCCTATCCTCCGTCCAGAAGGTGTCTGGCGATTATTGAGATGACAAATGGAAAACACCAACCCTAATGGGAGTGAAAGCCTAGATGTAAACCAAGCCGCTTCAGCGTTTGAGGGTCTGATGGGTGATTCTGAGGAAGCCGAACAAGGCCAATCTGAGGAACAAACAGAAGAACTACAAGCGTCTGACGAAGTTGAGTATTCTGAGGAGGAATCCGAGGAACAACCAAAGCCTAGATATAAAGTCAAGGCATCTGGTGAGGAAGTTGAGGTAGAACTTGACGAACTCATTAAGGGTTATCAACAAGGTACGGACTACACTAAAAAGTCTCAGGCTCTAGCTGAACAACGTAAGGCGATTGAAGCTGAACGTAGTCATTTAGAGTATGTAAAACAAGAGCGACAGGCATACGCCCAGAAGTTGCAAGCGTTGGATAGCTTCCTTACGCAGCAACATCAGGGTGTGGACTTAGAAGTTTTAAAGGAAACAGACCCTATCGGTTATGCGGTAGCGGTAG